TGGTAAACCTATTTTGATAACTCAGGTTACAAATATGAAAAAAAAATGTTCACGGATGGTATTGAAGGTTCCTTTAAGAATTTGAAATATGTGATCATTTTGTTTTTTACTAGTTTAAAACAATGGTTTTCTGATTGGAAAGAAAAGCGTAAAGAAATTGTCCCAGAGAAAGAAGAACTTCCAGAAGAAATTATTGAACATGAAATTGAAGATGGATTATATGTGAAGATTAATATGGAATTCGCTAAATCTTTGTATAATTGTATTCTTAATTAAGATTGTAAATACGATATGGAAAATATTTTTTGTCATATTAAAAACAATAAAGAAACAATTATGACAAAAAGATTTAATAATTTGTCGTTGAAATTGGGGAAAAATGATGTAACAGTTAGTTCTGATCTTTATTTCAAAATTAATGAGAATAACAAAGAAGTTATTGAATTTTCATTAAATAAAAAAGATATTGTCGCTACAAGTATGGAGCATAAATCTTCGGGAAACGAAAGTATATATTATCGGGACTATTTGACATCTGATCAAAAAAAAGTTATTGACATTGTTGATATAAAACTAGGATGGAATATTCACAGTTTAACATATACTAAATTATGTCATAAATGCCAATTGAGTGGTTTAGAAACAAATGAAAAAAAAATTATTGAAAAAATTATGATTAAACATAAAAATCTCAATAAAAATGATTTGACATTTTGTATATTTGTTATTTGCAATATTAGGTATTGGTATTATGATAATTTCTTATCTACTGTCAATAATCGTTACAGATACATGGTTCAAAATTCATATGATATTTGGAAAAATACTGGTAGCTTTATTTTTGATACATCAGAAAAATATATTTTTAGTTCAACTTATCTTACTTCCACATCATCGATCACAACATTATCTGTTTCGACAAAAACAGGATTCACCGTAGAAAAAATAAGAAATATTTTTGATAATTTTAATTGTTCTTTATCATCATTAAAAAATACGGAAGATGTAAAAACAGAAACAATCAAAGAGTCTGTTTTTTTTAATTTTGATGAAAAATCACTTAATATTTACGATATTATTTCTCATATCAAAACTTTTTCCAATTTCAAAGAAGGAAACAATATTAAAATTAAGAAACTTAATATTGAAGAGAATATAAGTAAAAAAGAAGTTGATAATAAAGAATACACAAAATGGAAAAAGAAAATGGATATGATCAAATCTTTAGTCCCTGACTGTTCAACTAAAAATAAAGGTGAAGATGAAGAAGATAAAGACAAAAAATCACATAAATCCATTCTTCCAAATTTTGAACATATTCAATTAATGGAATTAATGAAAGATAACGTTCCTGATGAAAAAATTACAGAAGAAACAGTTACCAAAAAAATATCTGTTAATCAAATTAATTCTATCAACAGACATCAAGATTCTCTTTATCTGAAGAAAAAAGATAAACAGTATCTAATGACTTGTCTTACTCAATTCAAAGATCGCAAAGATCTATTAAAGAAAATGGGTATTGATATCAAAATGAATATTCTTCTCCATGGTCCACCTGGAACTGGAAAGTCAACAACAATCCAAACCATTGCATCTTTTCTTCAAAAGAATATTTATTATGTTAATTTGAAGGAGGTTAAAACGAATCGGGATATTCAAATGATTTTCGATTACGCAAATAAAAATGTAACTGGTGGTGGAATCCTTGTTTTCGAGGATGTTGATTGTATGACTGATGTTGTTCTCAAAAGATCCGAAGATGAAAAGAATGACGAAATTTCAATTAATGATTTGGATAGTGAAGTTTTGGATGACAAATTCAACCTGTCCTACTTCCTCAACCTTCTACAAGGTTGTTTAACAATGGAGGATAGTTGTTGTATTTTCACAACCAATTTTAAAGATAAACTTGATCCAGCACTTCGCAGAAGTGGTAGAATGGATCTGGAACTAGAATTGGACAAATGCGATCACTACCAAATTGAATGTATCTTTAAGAATATGATTGGTAGAGAAATCAAGGAAGATGTTCTCCATCAAATTAAAGAGTTTGAATACACACCTGCAAGGGTTATGTATCATATCAAGAACTATATTCTTACATCTCATTCAGATGAAGAAATAATGGAAGAATTCATTTAAGATAACTTAAACGAGTCTCAATAATTATAACTTATGGATAAAAGTCTTCTTTATGGCGGTCTTTCAGGTGTTGTGGAATCTTGTTTTTCACATCCTATTGATTTTTATAAAGTTAAATACCAAGAATCGGTTTTCAATGGTCAATCTAGAAAACACATGATTCCTTTTATGATAAACCAAGTTAAAACAAATGGATTCTTATCACTTTATACAGGATTTGTTCCAAAAATTGTAAGTATTATTCCTGTGAGAACAACTTTTTGGGGTGTACAGGATATATGTAATAAAAATCTACAAATAAAAGATAAAATGACTAAATATACTGTTTCTGGGTTGGTTGCTGGTTTTTTCCAAACAGTTGTTGAAACTCCTGCTGAAGTTGCGAAGATTAAGTTAATGAATGGTCAAACATCAACGGTAATAACAATGAAAAACGCTTTTAATGGTTTTAGGTGGAATGCGATTCGTAATTCTGTTTTTTGTTCAGCGGTTTGTTTATCAAATAATTATCATCAAGAGGATGATAAAGTTTTAAAATTTCTAGTGAATGCTTCAAGTGCTTTTATGATAAGTATCGCAACTCAACCTTTTGATTTTATGAAAACTAAATATCAGATAAACGATCATACATATAAATTATCTTTTTTTGATGCTGTTCGATGGTATAAGTTAAAAATGTTTAGTGGTACGTTTTCCAGAGCTTACACTGGAGCTATTAATATGGGTGTTGGTGCATTAGTTTTTAATTACTTGATGAGTTATTAGCTTAAAAAAGTGTTAATTATTTTTATTAGTGAATAATTAATAATGAGTAGACGAAAACTTTTTACATCATATTCTAAAAAACTTGTACCTAATAAAAGAGGGGAATGTCTTTATTTTACCATGGATAATACTGATATTTCACCATGGCATGACATTCCTCATGTTAATATTGATGAAAGTGTTAATATGATTTGTGAGATACCGAGATACACAAGGAAGAAGTTTGAAATTGAGACAAAAATTGAAAATAATCCAATTAAACAAGATACGATTGATGGGAAACCGCGTGAATATTTATATGGGGATATGTTGTTTAATTATGGGGCGATCCCGCAAACTTGGGAGGATCCAAACATCTTGTGTGATAAAACTCTTAAATATGGAGATAATGATCCATTAGATATTATTGATATTGGTGATTATCAGGCTAAAGTTGGTATGGTTTATAAGGTGAAAGTGTTGGGTATCCTTGCGTTAATTGATGATGGGGAAACGGATTGGAAGGTTATTGCTATTAATGTGAATGATCCGAATTGTGATGATATTGATACGTTGGATAGTGTTGAGTATTATAAACCAGGTTGTTTGAATGCTGTGAAGAGGTGGTTTGAGAATTACAAAACGGTTCGTGGTAAGGAAAAGAACTGTTTTGCATTTAATGGTGAATATAAAGATATGGAGTATACTAAAAATGTCATTTTGAAGTGTCATGAAATGTGGAAGAATTTATTTTATAAAGATGAATCAAATCTCCACAAATAAGTTGATAATTACCACCAATATTTCTTGTTCTTTGCAAGGATCTGAATGTTAGTATCATCACACAAAATCTTGAATAAATCAATCATCTCCTTCATGTTTGAACTTACTTTGTTTCCATAAATAATCTTGTTTATGGAAGCACTAGAATCGTTCCTCAGTACCAAAGTTACAAACGGTACAGGGTTACTCTTGTTCATATACCATTTTATCATAAAATAAACTTCAACTGAATGAATCTTGGTCTTATCATTTGACGAAAAGGTCCAAGTACACTTGATGTTTATTCCTTCATCCCAATGTAGTTCAATATCTTGATGAGCATATATACTTGCACGGACATCAACAGGAAACGCGATTGTGTACCCAAACTTTCCAAAAAAATCAAATAGTTTTATCCTAAAGTTCTTGATGATTTTGACTATTTCTGGTGTACATTTTTCAATTGCGTCTGTGGTATGATTAAGAACAATTGATATTCCGCTACCGTTAGCCCATCCCATTGTGGGGATCGCTCAGTTCTTCTTTTGTTTCCTCTTTGGAACTTTCAACGGCATTGTTTATTGCCTCAACAAAAGGATTTATTTTTGCCATATTTGGTATGAACTGGCATACAATTCGGTATTTATTTAATCAATTTTTTCCATTATTTCTTCTTTTTTCCATAATACTTTTTCTTTTTGCCATAATATTTCTTCTTACCTTTTTTACCTTTAGATGAGCTTGATGATCTTGATGACTTTTGTGTCTTCTCTTTCAAAGTCTTTTCAAATGTAGATTCAGACAAACATGTGTGAACGTATTCTTCCCTATCTTTATCAGCCTTAATTCTCTTAATCTCTGCTGGAGAAACAGGTGTCAAAATTCTGAAACTTGGATTTCCAAAAATACTTCCAAACTCAACATAAAAAGTGTACTTGGCAGGAATCTTAACTCCTCCATAAAGTGAATACTTTTCAATACCACCTACTACCTTATCTTTTGGAAAACAAGACATATAACTTTTACCTTTTGCTTTCCTCAATAATTTTGTATAGAAACCGTCACACAAAGCAGACAAAACATTCTTGTACTTATTGGCATCCAACTCTGGCTTCTCTGGATAAATAAATGTGAACTCCTTATTAGGATCATAATTTCCATTCTCTTGCATTAATCTCTTCTTGTAATTAATGTATCCAAACAACTTCTTCCTATAATCTGTTGCTGTTCTTCTGATTCTATTCATAACAGAACATTTAATGTAATTTGCTTTACACCACTCAGATGCATCTCCAGTTTTCTCTTCATAAACTTCTCCAGTTCTTCTATTGACTTTGTCATATTTTCTTACTTCAAACTCTTCATAAGCTTTAAGGAAAGAAATAATATCACCATCACTTGATGTCCATCTGTCACGTGCTCTTCTGTACTTCTTTTTCTCCTTATCTTGTTCATTCCTATTCATTCTCTTATCTGGTTTGAAATCTATGAAGACTTTTTCCAATTGACTTCCAACTAATTCAATAAGTGCTGCAACATTACATACTTCATTCGCGCAATTATAATCATAACTACTCATCAAAGACCTACTCATCTCAACTGGAATACCATCAAACCTATTCATACCAACACCTATATATGTCAAATAAGCCTTATCATCCTTCTTCTCCAAAGCACCTAAAGCAATAAGTCTCTTAACAGCTTCTGCTACAGTGTCTTCATAAGGTTCTTCAATAAGTTTCATCAAATAATCATTTAAAGACATTGGATAAGTTGTGTTTTTGCTGACATTATTTCTCTTTCTGTTGTATTTGAATGGGAGATCAACATGGGATACTAATTCGGTTTTGTTCATGAAGTTTAGAATCTCCAAAGTGACATTTTGCATTTTAATAGGTGATGGTGTGTATTCTGGGAAAAGATCTTTATACTCTTTTTCTGTAAAAACATTATAACAAGTACCAGGTGCTGTTCGCCCAGTTCTTCCCAATCTTTGTGTATGAGAAGCTTTGGAAATGTAACGTCTTTCAAGAGCTTCAATATCGCTCTGTGAGTAATATCTTTGTTGATTGGCTAAACCACTGTCAACAACATACATCAAACCATCAATTGTAACAGAAGACTCGGCAACTTCAGTAGCAACAACAAGTTTTCTGTCATAACCATCATTTTTAGTTTTATAAAGATCGCTATTGACAGCAAACTTCTTCTCTTCATCTGTACTTTGTCCACTAAGTGGAGTACAATATATTTTCTCACTTGGAGAATTATTGGAGTTATATTCTTTAATCTTGCTTCTTAATTGTGTACAAACATCAGCGGAATCTCCTTTACCTGTAACAAATGCCAAAATATCTCCACTATCACTCTCTTTTAAAATCTTCATAATTATTTCAACCATTTTATCAATCCATAATTTATTAACCAAATTTCCCTGTTTATCAAACTTATTAACTTCCTTGCCAGCTGGAAGGAAAATGGATTCAACAGGATAATTTGGTTTACCTTCAGCTCTAATAACATCAAATTTAAATTCTTTCTTTGGAAAATAATTAATAAATATATTTTCATCAATAGTAGCACTCATAATAATCAATTTAAAATCTGGTCTCCTTGCAATAAGCTCTTTTGTTTCCAATAAGAGAAGATCAATTCTCATATTTCTCTCATGAGCTTCATCAATCATGATAGCATCGTACTCAGTCAAATAAGGATCACTTTTCAATCTAGCCAAAACATAACCATCTGTACAATAAAGAAGTTTAGTATCCTTCGAACTTGACCCATCAGGACTTCCTCTATAATTGAAACCAACATCTGTTCCCAAAGGCACATCCAAAGTTTTAGCC